TGCCGCCCTGCGAAACGCAGCATCCGCCGGCAAGCACTTTCACCGGCACATTCGCGGCAAACACACATTCCTGCAGGTCGAGTAAGTGAGCGACCAGGCGCAGGCCACCACAGAAGGTCCCGATCCCGCGGATCTGGCCCGCTCGGCGGACGTGATTGTCGAGCAGGTGGCGTACCTCGTCGCGTTGGGCAGAGAGGGCGAACTCGCAGCGACGGAGGCGGACAGACTGCAGCGCGTGCGCGACATCCTGCTGGAACCGTTCGCGGTAGGGAAACGATGCCAACCAAGAAACACATAGCCGAAAAGCCGGAAGGCCGGAAAGCGCGCAAGCGGACTCCCAAGAATCAGGTAGCGAAGCGGGCGCGCCGCGTGGCTATCGTCAAGGGATTGGTGGAACAGCACCGGCCGGCGGAGATTGCGCAGGCCATCGGCGTGTCTCGCAAGACGGTATACGAGGAGCTTAAGGCTCCGGAGACCCAAGAGCTGATCCGCAAGTGGCTGGAACCCTACCAGGACGACGTGCGGGCGCTGATCCCCGGAGCGATTCTGGCGGTGGCCGCAGGGCTGCATCCGAAGATCGCCATCGAATACCGGCTGCGCGCGGTCAAAACGCTGGGCGTGGTGATGGGCTGGGCGCAGGGAAAGACCGACGGGGACGGCGACGGCGCGGTCGAGCGCAAATTCTCGGGAACGATGGAGGAGTTGCTCGTTGTCTACCGGACGCTCACTGCAGGCGAGTCTCAGAGCGAAACCGCCTAAGCCGACCGCGGCGGAGCGGCGAGGTCTCGCCGCGCGCAACCGCCTGGTGGTGGAACATCTCGAATGGGCGCGCGGGATCGCGCGCTCGGTGGCGTCCCGGCTGCCGACGTGGTTCGTAGAGGAGGACCTGGTGGGGCCGGCCGAGATCGGGCTGATCCAGGCGGCCGAGCGGTACGACCGCACGCGCAACGACAACTTTCGAGCCTATGCGCAGCGGAGGGTGTTTGGGGCGTGCATTCAGAGTGTCCGCCGGCGCGAATACCGGGAGCGGGCGTCCATCACGCTGATCGAGGACGTACACACGCATCCGGGAGACCGGCCCGACGCCGAAGCGCAGGAGGCCATTACCCTGCAGCGCATGTGGCGGCGGGTGCGCGAGTTGCCGAAGGCGAACGCTCGGGTAATCCGGGCGCATTACTTGGAGGACATGACGCTGGTGGAGATCGCGGGGCAAATGGGCGTGAGCGAATCGTGGGTGTGCCGCCTGCATCGCGACGGGCTCGGCATGTTGCGCGGCAGGTGCAGGGATATGGAGGACCTGGCGGCATGATCGGCAAACTCAACCTCCAGGAAGCCGACGCCATGATTCGCGGGACCGCCGACCATGCGAAATTCTGCGAACACCTGGAGATCCGCAATAAAGACGGCGTTGCGGTTCCGTACCGCAATTCGCCGGCGGGCGCGAAGCTGAGCCGCGCGATCCGCAAGCAGGAACTCGCCGGCATGCCGGTACGCGTGGTGTGCCTGAAGGCGTCGCAGGTGTGGATGTCGTCGTCCGCCGCGACGGAGATCTTCCGCCGCGTGCCATTCCTCCCGGGGCGGCGGGCGCTGGTGGTGGCCGATATCCAGATGCACGCGGACCTGGTGTTCGAATACTACCTGCAGTACATCAAGTCGTATTCCCTGAACCCTTGGGGCAAGGAGTGGAACTCGGAGCTGAAGCTCCCAAAGCTGCTCAAAGACACCGATCGCTGGCTGCGGTGGGCGAACGATGCGAGCATTCTGGTGGGCACGGCGAACACGCCGGACATCGTGCGCAGCGCGCCGTTCAACTGGCTACACTTTTCGGAAGCCGGGTTCTACCGCAGTCTGGGTACGCTGATGACCGGCGCCATGCAGCGCGTGCCGAATTCTCCGGACTCCGGCGTGATCGTGGAGAGCACGGCCAACGGGCAGGGCGGCGATTTCTACGACCTGTGCCAGCTCGCCATGTCGGGGCGGTCGGGATGGGCGTGGGTCTTCTTCGGATACTGGGAGCATCCGGAGAACGCGATGGAGCCCACGCGGCTGGGGTACAAGGACGCGGCCGCATTTCAGAAATCGCTGACGCGGCTGGAGTGGGACGAGCAGCGCCTGTACAACCTCACGCTACGGCAGTTGGCCTGGCGGCGCTTCTGCATCGACACGTCCTGCGAAGGGAAGATCGAGCGCTTCCACCAGGAGCATCCGGGGAACGCACAGGAGGCCTTCCTTACCACCGGACGGACGATCTTCGACATGGCGGCGGTGGCGCGGATGCGCGCGATCGAGGAGGCTCCCAAGGGCAAGCTCGAAGTGATCGACGCCGGCGTGGAGAAGCGCGTGGTCTTCGTGCAGAACGAAGACGGACACGGGGAGTTGACGATTTTCAAGATGCCACGCAAAGGCGGGCATTACATCATTGGGATCGATCATGCGGAGGGCGTGGATCCGACGGCGCGGCAAGGATCGAGCGATCCGGATTGGTGCAGCGCGACTGTCGGCGACGCCGAAACCGGAGAGCAGGTGGCGAAGTTGAAAGAGCGCTACGAGCCGGGGCCGTGGGCGGAGCGCGTGTATTGGCTGGGGAAATTCTACCAGTGGGCGTACCTGGTGCCCGAACAGAAGGCCGTCGGCAAGGCCGTGATCGGCGGGCTGCTGCAGCGGAACTATCCGCTGGAATTGATCTACTCGACGCAGCGCGACCCCTCCGACCGCCGGGCGCCGCTCCTGCAGGAGTTGGGGTACGACACCAACAACATCAACCGCGCGGTGCTGATTTCGGGCCTGGACATGGCGCTGCGCACGGGGGCGATCCAGATTCACGATTCGGAGACGCTTCAGCAGTTGCGGGAGTTCGTGCGGAAACCGAACGGCCGCGAAGAGGGGCAGAAGCACGACGACGACGTACTGGCCGAAGCGCTGCGGGTGGAGGGGCACAAGTACGCGCACCGCGCGTTCGCTTACCGCGACACCGTGCAGCAGCAGGGACACGAGACGTGGAAGCCGTCGAAATACGGGAACAAGGACGACGATGACTAAGCTGACCGCAAAGGAACGCGCGGAAAGTCAGCGATTCAGCGACCGTCTGCGTTTCGACCAATGCAAGTTCTGGACGTCTCGGGCGGAGGAGCGGTCTGCGGTCCCGTCGTCGTGGCCGGCGTTCGCCGCGGCATGCCGGAAGTGGGGCATACCCGTGACGTTTGGACGAAAAATGTGGAGTTTATGACTCAATACAGACAGTGTCGGCAGCGTGTCGCGATTGGCGGCAACGCATGAAATACCTGCAGAAGTCGTTCACCATGCCGAAGTTCGAGCCCAATCCCAAGATGTGTTGCGAGGCGTGTGTGTTCGGGCGCGGCAAACACGCGGAGTGGCGCCACCTGCCGGGCTCACTGGATGAAGCTCTGGCGAAGTTCGGCACCAAGGCGCGACAAGCGTGTCGTAAGGCTGGGCGCTCCCGATGGCGATAAGTCAGCGGATGCCGAAATCCTTCCAGATCCAGTTACCGCAATCCGAGCAAGCCAAGCTCATCGACCGCATCGAGCAGGACTTCCTGAACGATAAGGCGACGCACACCCGGTGGATGGAGCGCTGCCGGCGGTGGATGCAGAAGTGGGAGGCGCGGGTGGAAGCGCCGGCGGCCGGCGACGAGGGCAAGCCCAACCACGCGGTACCGCTAGTGCAGTGGCAAACGATCAACAAGATCGCCCGCGACCTGCAGGCGCTGCTAGGAGACGAAGCGGCCATCACGGCGCGTGCCACCGGGCCGGCCGACGCGCGCGACGTGCACAAGATCGGCTGTTACATGACGTCGCGGGTATTCGACCAGATGGAGATCATCAACCCTCTGGCGATCTTCGAATTTCGCCGGGTGCTCAACGGGCACGCCGTGGCCTACCGGCCGTGGTGGAAGCGCGAATTCACCACCCTGGCGAATGGCCAGCCGAAGCGGGTCTGCGACTACGAGGGGCCGGGGTTCTTTCCGCTGGAGCCGGACGACCTGATGAACCCTCCGGAGCGCGGCGTCACCAGCATTCAGGATTTCAGCCACGTGATCCGGCGGGTGCGGTATACCGTCGACGACCTGCAGCGCGGCGACGGCACGCTGTTTCAGGGGACCAGCGACCCCAACTTTGTGCGCGAACTCATCGCCTGGGCGAAGACCGGCGACATCTCGAACGACTACACGATGGTGGGCATGGACCCGGTGCGCACGGAGCGCGAGCGCTCCGAGGGCGTGGACTACGATTCGTACGTTCTCGGCCGGCGCGGAATCTGGGTGTGGGAGTGGTACGGCGCCTGGCGGCCGTTGAAGAAGCGCAAACGCGACGCGGAAATCGACGACATCGAGAAGCGGCTTCCGTACGAGGCCGACTGGGTGGTTCGCTTCATCCCGGGCATGCGGAAGATCGTCGGCGTCCAGGACCTGCTGGAACTCTATCCGAAGATGCGCAAGCGGCGGCCGTTTGTCGAGTCCACGCTGATTAAGGACGGGACGTACCGGCCGAAGGGATTCGGCGCGCTGCTGGAAGAGATCGAGGACGACGCCACGAGCAATTCGCGGCTGTTCACCGCGGCCGGCGAGCTTTCGGTGTGGCCGATCATTTTCTTCAAACCCGGGGGCGGGTTCAACCAGAAGACCTTCAAGGTGGAGCCGGGCATGGCGTACCCGACCGAAGACCCAAGCTCCGTCAACGTGATCAACATTCGCCCGAACCTGGAATATGCGACCGCGCGGCAGCAGGATCTGTTCAGCATCGCCGAGCGCGTCACGGGTATC